TGCATCCGTCGCGCAGCGAAGGGCTGGTCGCGGAGCTGCGGATCTTCACCACCCCCCGCGGCGAGGAGACGCTGGTTCTCGCCGACGAGGGCGGCCTCGACGCTTCCGCCGGGTTCGCGCTGCTGCGCGCGAACGGCCGCACCGGCCCCGTCGTCCCGAACGCCGAGGTGTGGGAGAAACGAGACCGGCGGCGGCTGAACCGGCTGTTCCTCGACCACATCGCGATGACCCCGGAGCCGGCATACCCGGACTCCCGCGTGCTGGCCGTCAGGAGCGGCCACGACAGCCCGCCACCGGCGGAGACGGCGACCCCGAACCTCGACCGGATGCAGCTGGCCGAGCTGTGCGCCTTGCGTGACGTCATCGACGCCAAGTATGGTTTGACGCGCTAGAACGTCAGGCTCTCAGCCGCCAGAGAATAAACCGCAGAGTCGGGGCGGCTGCAGAAGGGGCTTAGGACGCTCGAGCAAGGGATCCCGTCCCTGTTCGCGCTACCCCGAAAGGAGCCCGACACCGATGGGCGCAACTGACCAGATGTTGGCGAAGTACGTCAACGAGATCGAGGAGCGGCAGCAGTTCATCGACGGCATCGTCGAGGCCGCCGGCGGCAAGGACCTCACCGACGAGCAGGTCGAGCTCGTGACCGAGACCCGCAACCGGATCAAGCGGGTCAACGACCTTATGCAGCCGCTCGAGGAGGCCCGCAAGATCAGCGGCGACAGCGCCGAGCGGATCGCCGCGCTCGCCCGGTACATGCAGCAGGCACCGGGGCCGCCGAAGCAGGTCGAGTACCGGTCCGCAGGCCACTACGCGATCGACATGTGGCGGGCCGGGCTGGGCGACACCGAGGCCCGCAGCCGGATGGAGGTCTACAACCGTGCGGCCGACCACGAGACGACCGCGGACATCGCCGGGCTGCTGCCGGCGCCGATCCTCGCGCCGGTCGTCAACTTCATCGACGCCGCCCGCCCCGTCGTCTCCGCGCTCGGCCCGAGGCAGCTGCCGTCGTCGAGCTTCAGCCGGCCGAAGGTGACCCAGCACACCGCCGTCGCCGTGCAGGCCGCGGAGAAGGACGAGCTGACGTCGCAGGCGATGACGATCACGAAGGTGACCGTCACCCCGACGACGATCGGCGGATACGTCAACGTGTCGAGGCAGGCCGCGGACTGGTCGACACCGTCGGTGATGGACATCGTGATCACCGACCTGGCCGCCCAGTACGCGATCCTGACCGAGGCGACCGCGGTGCAGGCGTTCTACACCGGCGGCACCGCCGGGACGGTCACCATCCCGGGGACACCGAGCGCCGACAACGTCGCGTCGGCGTTCTGGGGCGCCGCCGGCCAGGTGTTCACCGCCACCCAGGGGCAGGGCCGGCTGATCGCCGCGGCCAGCCCTGACGTGCTCGGGATCCTCGGCCCGCTGTTCGCCCCGGTCAACCCGGTCGACGCGCAGTCGCAGGGGTTCAGCGCCGCCTCCTACGGGGTCGGTGCGATGGGCGCGATCGGCGGCATCCCCGTCTATGTGACAGCCGGGTTCGGGACGGCCACCAAGCGGCTGATGATCATGTCGACGGCGGCCGGCGAGATCTACGAGGACCGGGTCGGGTCGCTGCAGGTCGTCGAGCCGTCCGTGCTCGGCATCCAGGTCGCCTACGCCGGCTACTTCGCCGACGTGATCCTGTCGGCCGGCGGGATCGTGAAGGTGACGGTCGCATGACCGGCCAGTGGGACGCGCCGAACCAGCAGGTCGTCCGGCCCGACCAGTCGGCCCCGTGGGACGAGGGCAGCGGCGGCAGCAGCAGAGGCGAGCCGGCACCCAAAGGGCTCGACGAGATGACGAAGGCGCAGCTGCTCGACTACGCCGCCGGCCACGGTGTCGCCGCGGACGACTCGATGACGAAAGCCGAGATCAGGGCGGCGATCGACGCCGGCGGAGGCTAGATGGCGTACGTCGAGGTGACCGAGCTGCAGCGGGTCCTCGGCAAACCCGCCCCGACCGCCGAGGAGGCGGCCGCGATGCAGCGCGTGATCGACGAGGCGGCCCGGGAAATCGACTGGTGGCTCGGCTACACGGCCGACAACCCGGCGCCGCCCGTCGACGACCCCGACTACCCGATCCTGGTCGAGACGAACCTGCGCCGCGCCGTCGAGCTGTGGAGCCTCGAGACCAGGGTCGGCGGGATCGTCCCGGCCGGCCCCGACAGCATCCCGATCGTGATCCGCCTCGACACCTGGAACCGGCACGCGCTCACCCTGCTGCCGTTGCAACGCGAGTTCGGGCTCGCGTGAACGATGTCGTGCAGGCACTGGCCGCCGCCCTCGCCCCGATCGTCTCGGAGATCCCCGAGCTGCAGATCACCGCGGGCTACAACGAGCTGCCCACACCCCCGTCGATCGACATCTACCCGGCCGCCGACACGTTCCTGGAACGGTCGGCGATGGGCGTCGGCTCCTGGGAGGCTGTCTGGGTCATCCGCGCCCGCGTGTCGGTCGTCGACAGCGCCGCCGGCCAACAGGCGCTCCTCAAGCTGATGGATCCCCGCGACACGGCCGCGTCGGTGATCGTGACCCTCGAGAGCGACCCGACGCTCGGCGGCACCGTGCAGGACTGCAAGGCGGAGCTGCCGTCGGGGTTCGGCGAGTACGCCGACCCGGCCAGCACGGACGGCCGCCTGCTCGGCTGTGTCTGGCGGGCAAGGACAGTCATATGAGCCGGATTCTGTGGCTGTCGAACGCGCCGTGGGGCGGCAGCGGCTACGCCGAGCAGACCGCCCTGTTCGTGCCCAGGCTGCAGGCGCAGGGCCACGAGCTCGCGGTCGCCGCGAACTACGGGCTGAACGGGACACGGCTCGAGCGGGACGGCCTGCTGATCTACCCGGCCGACAACGTCTACGGGAACCGCACCCTCGCAACCTACGCCGACGACTTCCGTGCCGACCAGGTGATCGCGCTCTGCGACGCCTGGGTGCTCAGCCCGGACGAGTGGCCGGAACAGCTGACGGCGGCGGTGTGGGCGCCCGTCGACCACACCCCGATCCCGCCCGCGGTCGCCAGGGTTCTCGGCAACCGCAGGATCCGGCCGGTCGCGATGTCGAGGTTCGGGGAGCGGATGATGCGCGACGCCGGCCTCGACCCGCTGTACGTCCCGCACGGCATCGACACCGGCGTGTTCCGGCCGATGCCGGAGATCCGCGGCCAGATCCGTGACGAGCTCGGCATCCCCCGCGACGCGTTCCTGGCCGGGATGGTCGCCGCGAACGTCGGCAACCCGATGGTCCCCAGGAAGGCGTTCCCGCAGGCGTTGACCGCGTTCGCCAGGTTCGCCGAACGTCACGACGACGCCTGGCTGTACTGCCACACCGAAGGCAACCCGAGGCACGGGTCCGGCGGCACGAACCTGTACCAGCTCGCCGAGCGGCGCGGCTGCCCGGCGGGCCGGGTCAGGCTGCCGGCCGACAAGTCGTGGCATCTCGGGATGCCGGCCCAGTTCGTCGCGTTCGTCTACCAGGCGCTCGACGTGCTGCTGATGCCGTCGATGGGCGAGGGATTCGGGATCCCGCTCGTCGAGGCGCAGGCATGCGGTGTGCCGGTGATCGCCTCCGACCACTCCGCGATGACCGAGAACACCTACGCCGGCTGGCTCGTCGCCGGTGACCCGTGGGACGACCCGACGATGGAGGCCGACTTCATCGTCCCCTCTATCGGGTCGATCGTCGAGGCGTTGGAGGCCGCCTACGAGGCGCGGGACGACCAGACGATGCGGCAGGCGGCCGCCGAGTTCGGCGCCGGCTTCGACGCCGACCTGGTCGCCGACCGGTACTGGCGGCCCGCGCTCGAGCGGCTCCTCGAGCTCGAGCCGGCGGAGGCGGTCGCGTGAGCAAGTTCATCGTCGGTGCCCACGCTCGCACGAGGAGTTCGAGCTCGCGTGCAAGCGGGATCGAGATAGTCGAGAAGGACGCCAAGTGAGACGTGCGCTGGTGACGTTCGCGGCCGGCGACGAGTTCGAGGGTCTGCTCGACCTCAGCCTGCCCGGGCTCGAGGAGTACGCCGACCTGCACGGCTACGACATCCTGACGGCGCCGCCGAGGCTGCTGACCAGGCCGCCGTCGTGGGGGAAGATCACCCGGCTGTTGAGCGCGCTGGAGCGGTACGACGAGGCGCTCTGGGTCGACTGCGACGTCGTCTGCCTCGACCCGGCCGTGGATGTCGCGGACGAGCTCGGCGACGCCTGGCAGGCGATCAGCCGGCACCGCACCCGTGAGGGCGAGATCCCGAGCTGCGGCCTCTGGTATGTCCGGCAGTCGATGCAGCCCGTGCTCGAGGCGATCTGGCGGCTCGACCGGTACACCGACCATCCCTGGTGGGAGCAGGCCGCCCTCCACCAGCTGCTCGGCTACGGCGGCCGCCCCGTCGAACGGCAACGCGAGACCGCGCTGTTCGCCCACACGTGCTGGCTTGACCCGGAATGGCACGCGATCAGCCTCGAGTACCCGGGCGGGCTCGTCTACCCCGACGGCGACACCCCCGAGCGGCCACGGTTCGTGCATGCCGCCCCGGGCAGCCCGCCGGCGGTGCGGGCCCGGATGATGCGCGACCTTCTCGAACGGCAACCCGTCACCCACGGTTAGGAGGCAACCATGCCGAAATACCTGCTCACGAACGCGAAGGTGACGGTCGCCGGAACCGACCTGTCGAACTTCGCGTTCTCGCTCGACACCCCGGAGGAGCGCGAAGAGGTCGACGTGTCCGGGTTCAACCCGTACGGCACCCGCGAATACCTGCCCGGCCTGCGCGACCAGACGGTCACGGTCGGGTTCCTGCAGGGGTTCGGGTCGGCGGAGCCGCACCGGGTCCTGCAGCCGCTGTTCCAGTCGGGCACCACGTTCGCGATCAGCGTGCAGGCCGACGCCACGGCCAGCCCGTCGGTGTCGAACCCGACGTTCGGCGGCACCGCCAGCCTGTACCAGTACAACGGCCTCGCGGGCGAGCTGAACGCGCGCGGCGAGATCAGCGTGTCGTTCCGGCCCGCGTCGAACACCGGGTTCCAGTGGGGGACCGCCTGAGATGCCGCCCGCGATCGCGCTTCGCGGCCAGCGGGAGCTGCTCGCAGCTGTCGCCCGCGCCGACAAAGAAACCAGACGTGACGTGCACGCCGGCATGCGGGCGATCGCCGAACCGGTTCGTCGCGACGCCGAGACGCTCGCACGGGAACGGATCCCGAGGATCGGGCCGCGGTGGCCGGTCATGCGGACCGGTGTCACCCGCCGGGTCGTCTACGTCGCCCCGAAACAGCGGGGCCTCAAATCTCGGCCCGACGACCCGCGTCGCCGCCCGAACCTTGCGCCGCTGCTGATGGGCCGGGCGATGCAGCCCGCGCTCGACCGGCACGCAGCCGACTTCGAGCGGCTCCTCGACCACGAGCTTGACCGGATCGCCGACCGGTTCAACCATCCGAAAGCGATCGTCTGATGGCCGCCAGCCAGGACGGGTTCGAGCTCGGCGGCGAGTTCTACCCGTTCCACGTCGACGACACCGGCAAAAACCTGATGCTGATCGACCGGCTCACCGGCCTCTCCCTGCCCGAGTTCTACGCCTACCTCCGCGACGACACCGACCGCAACCGCGGCCCCGTCACGCTCGCCCTCGTCGCGACGTCGATCCGGGCCGCGAAACCCGACTGGTCGGTCGAGAAGATCGTCCGGCTCGTCCAGAACACCCGGATCAGCGACATCGAATGGGTCGACGGCGAACAGGACACCGAGGAGACCGATGCCAGCCCCCCGGCCGAAACGCCAGCCGACGAGCCGTCGAGCTCACCTGCCAACGGTTCCTCGCCCTCGTCGACCCGGCCGGAGCCCTCGACCTCCTGGACATCGTTCGTCACCCCCACGTGATGTTCCAGCCGTGGCTCGCCCACAACTACCCCGGCCTCACCATGCAGGAGCTCGAAGCCGGTAACTGGTCCCTGTCGGGGTACGTCGCGATGGCCGACTACATCAAAGGCTGACCGGTGGCCCGCAAGCTGATCGTCGAGATCGTCGGCGACGCATCGTCGCTCGAGAGAAGCTATGCGCGGGCAACGAAGAGCACCCGCCGGTTCGGGAAGGACATGCAGAGGATGGGCCGCGGCGCCGTCGTCGCGTCGGTCGGGTTCCGTGGCCTGGGCCGGTCGGTCGCGTTCGCGTCCGGGGCGTTCCTCGGCGGTGCCGGGCTGACGGCTGCGTTCAAGTCGACGATCGACGCGGCGATGGAGGCTCAGCGGGTCGAGGCGCAGCTCACGAACGTGCTCAACAACCAGGGGAAGGCGACCGAGGCGAACCTCCAGGCGATCAACGCCCGGTCGGAGGCGCTCGCCGAGATGTCCGGGTTCGACGACGAGCTGATCACCCAGACGTTCACCGCGTTCGAGCGGCAGACGAACAACATCACCAAGGCGATGCGTCTGAACGCGATCGCGGTCGACGTCGCCCGCGGACGCAACATCGATCTGCAGACGGCGGCGAACCTCGTCACGAAGGCGAGCATCGGGATGGCCGGGGCTCTCCGCCGGGTCGGCATCAACGCGCGGGCGGGCGCGTCGGCGACCGAGCTGCTCGACCTGCTGCAGCGCCGGTTCGCCGGGTCGGCGGAGGCGTACGGGCAGACCGCCGCCGGCGCGCAGGACAGGTTCAGGGTCGCGCTCGAGAACACCCAGGAGGTCCTCGGCCGGATCTTCCTGCCGAAACTGACCGACGCGCTCAACAAGGCGACCGAGTGGCTGAACAACCAGGAGAACCAGAAGAAGATCCAGGACGCCGCGAACGAGTCGGTCGAGAAGGGCACCGGGTTCGTCGAGGGTCTCGCCAACGCCTACCACAAGGTGACCGGGTTCGTCGGTGACCTACGGAAGGTCGACCCGTTCGGCGGCTGGAGCGGCCGCATCCAGATGATCCAGGATCAGCTCGACTGGCTGGATCAGCATCTGCCGCGGTTCCTGACCCGGCTCGCAGAGCCGACACCGGACCCGGGCTGGGAGGCCTTCTTCACGGCGATCAGGGATCTCGGCACCGCTGCGAATGTCCGCTCGAAGCTGGCCGCGGTCGAGGCGGGGATCACGGCGATCTCCGAGGCCGGGCAGATCCCGGCCGTCGTCAGCGGCACCGGGTTCGCGGGCCGTCCGCTGACACCGGCGGAGCAGCTCGACATCCTGCTGGCCGCCGACCCGAACAACGTGCAGGCGCTGAAGCAGCGGCGGGCGATGCGGCAACGCGCGTACGAGTTCGCGATGAGTGAGATCCACCATCTGCGCGGCAACACCGCGAACTTCGCGAAGGCGGCAGCCAGAGCGGCAGGAGACATCGCGACGATCAACGAGCGGCTGAAAAGCATCGCGCAGGAGAAGGCCGACGCGGCCGAGGCTGACCGGCAGGCGGTCCTCGACGCGATCGGGACGATGGTGTCCGGCAGCGGGATCGCCCCCGGCGCGTTCGAGGCCGCACGCGCCACCTTCAGGCTGCCCGCCCGGCTCAGCGGCTTCGCGAACGCGCTCAACGTCGTGCAGCGGGCGCAGCTCCGGCTGCTCGAGCCGCCCGCCCCGTCCGCCCGGGCGCTCCGCCGCCGTGCCGCCAACCTCGCCCGCAGGATCCGCGGCACACCCGCCGACACGCCGGCGAACCGCGGGATCCTCGCCCGCGTCGGGGCGGCGTTCGCGCTCGGCGACCCGCGCGGCGAGGTCGCCACCCGGATCCGTGACATGCTCGACAGCGTCGCCGAGTCGATCGGCGAGCTCGGCCCGAACCGGATCGCGGTCGCGGTCGCACCGTCGATCGGCCGCCTCACCCGCGGGCTGAACCTGAACCCGGCCGATCTGCGGCAGCTCCGGTTCAACCTGGCCGGCGCGAACCTCACCCTCGGCCCGCACGGCGCCGTCAGAGGCGGCGGCCCGGTCGTGATCGACAACCGGATGCGGGTCGACATCGACGGCCGCCAGGTCGCGCTCGCCACCCGCCGGCATGCGGTGAAGGCGCAGCAGCGCACCTCGACGCAGACCCGCGGCCGGCAGACCCGGTAGATCGGTGGCCGACCCGGAAGGCGTCTCGGTCGCGTTCGGAGACGGCCCCCATGTCGTCAACCCGACATGGACCCGGCTCGACACGATGGCCGGCCTCAGGGTGCAGCAGTGGACGGTCAACCGGGGCCGCCAGTCCGAGTTCGAGCAGGTCGGCGCCGGCACCGCCACCATCCGGCTCGTCGACACCGAGGGGCTGCTCGACCCGACCAACGGGGCGTCGAGCCTGTTCCCGGACGTGCTGCCCGACAAGCAGGCCGCGATCGCCCTTTACAACCCGGTCCTCGACGAGTGGGAGACGGTGTTCCGTGGGTTCGTCGACGACATCGACTACACGCTCGCGCCGACCCGCGGCTGGCTCGAGATCACGATCGGGCTGATCGACGGGTTCGGCTACCTCGTCGATTCCGAGCTGATGCCCGGCCACGCCGGCGTCGCCACCCCGCCGACCGGATCGGAAGGGAACGTCGTCTACGCCGCGCTGCACACCCCGCAGGACCGCCTCGAAGCTGTCGCCGACGACGTCGGCTGGCCGGCCGGCCTCTGCGACTTCTTCACCGGCAACGTGCACCTCACCCAGGCCGTCTACGCGCCGGGCACCGACGCGCTCGCGGCGATGCAGGACGCCGCCGACGGCGAGTTTTGTGGGGTCTCTGTGCTGTACTGCAGCCGCCAGGGGATACTGACGTTCCACGGCCGCCAGGCCCGGTTCCGGCCGGATGTCGCCGAGTACGGGATCCGCCGGCAAACCTGCGGCGACCCGTCCCTGACCGAGCTCGACGACACCGTCTGCCCGATCCACGAGCTCGGCTTCAACCTCGGCAAGAGCAACCTGATCAACAGCGTGCTCGCCTACCCGATGCACACCGCGATCACCGGGTCGACACCGACCGCGACCGCCACCGTGATCACCGAGGAGCAGATCCGCGACCAGCTGCTCGAGGACTCGACGTCGATCCTCGCGCACGGCAAGAAGAGCCTGTCGTTCACCGACCTGCTCACCCTGGACGGGATCGCGACCGGCAACACCGCCCTCGAGGAGACGCTGCTGTTCGCCACCTACTACCGCGACAACTACCACGACCCGCTCCCCCGGATCAGCCGGCTCGTGTTCAAGGCGCGGATGCCATCGGACCCGCTGGCCGGTCCGCTGTGGCGGATGCTGACCCGCGCCGACATCTCCGACCGGCTCACGATCACGACCGCCCACCCCGGCGGCGGCGGCTTCGACGCCGCCGACTACTACGTCGAAGGGGTCCGCTACACCTGCCGGCCCGCCAACGAGACCGTCCCCGACGTCACCCTCGAGCTCGACGTGTCACCGGCGGCGCTGTTCGACACGAACCCGTTCGACGCCGACCCCGACCCGGAGCCGTGATGGCACGCGGACGGGCACGCATCGAACGGCACGGCGCCAACCACATCTGCGGCGGCAGCGACCCGATCCCGGGGATCTGCGACCTCGTCGCGATCCTGCCCGGCTCGAGCCGGCTCGACCTGCTGATCCCCGCCGTCGGCGACCTCACCTTCTGGTACCGGATGGGCGACACGTTCGCGTTCCCGTCCGGCACCACGACCGTCACCGGTGCGCTCGCCGACTCGAGCGCGTTCACGCTCCCGATCGGCGGCGTCCCGCACAACCTCGACTACGTCGAGCGGAACACGACCGGCGGCTGGTCGACCGGCAACCGGCCCACCCTCGATGTCGCGCACACCGACCTCGGCGCCGCCGACGACGGCGCCTGCCACCTCACCTATGACCGCGGCGTCGCGTTCGGCGGCAACCTGCCGTGCGCGTTCTTCCGCGGCGACACCGACGCGCTCGCATCGTTCGAGCCGTCCGTCAGCGGCCAGCCGTCCGGCTACGAGCTGAAAACGCTCGTGTTCATGTTCAAGATCGACACCGACGCGCCTGGCTCCGGCCGGATCGTCACGAACTACGAAGACGCCGGCGGCGGCGCAGGCGGCTGGTACGTCAACTACGGCGAGCCCGCGACGGATGTCCTGCAGTTCGTCCTCGTCCAGTCCGGGGGTGGCAGCTTCCACCTCGAGACGCCGGGCCCGCTCGTGCGCGATCAGTGGTACATGGCCGCCGTCACCCGCGACACGGCGACCAGCCCCGCCACATGGACGCTTTGGCTCGACGCGACCGCCGTCGACACGACCACGTCCGCGCTCGTCGATCACGGCTTCGCGAGCGCCCTGTACGGGCTCACGATCGGCAACAGCGGCCCCGGCGAGAACGACAGGCCGTTCAAAGGCCAGATCGACGAGGTCGCCGGTTACGCCTCGGTGCTGACCGCGGTCGAGCTCGGCCAGCTGTACGCCGCCGCCACCGGCGCCTCCAGCGACGCCGAGGACACCGTGCTCACCTCCGACGGCAGCGGCGGCACAACCTGGGCGTTCCCGACCACGAAGGTCGACGGCACCCGCTACGACGAGATCCTCACCGGCACGAACCTGACGTCGACCGACAACAGCGACGGCACCGTCACCCTCGACGCGGCCGCCACCGGCGGCGGCGGGGCGGCGCCGGACGACTCCGCCTGCTGGATGCCGCTCACGTCGACCGTCGCCGGCGACGACGTGCTCGTGTTCGACGCCGACCACTCCCTGATCCCGACCCTCGTCCCGCTCTAAAGGAGGCTCCGATGGCGACGACACGGTTCGCAGACCATCTCCTCACCGGCAACCACGCGAGCCGGCCCGCAGCGTCCGCCGTCCCCGCCGGCACCCTCTACAGCTGCACGACCCACAACCTTGTCTACCAGTCCGACGGGAGCTCCACCTGGTCGACGTGGGCGAGCCTCGTCGGCAACGTCGCGGCCGACCCGATCGTCGACGCGAAAGGGGACCTGATCGTCGGCACCGCCGCCGACACCGCCGCCAGGCTGGCGGTCGGGTCGAACAACCAGGTGCTCGTCGCCGACTCCGCCGAGACCACCGGGGTCAAGTGGGCGGCCGTTCCCGGCGGCGGCTACGTCGCGGTCGACACGATCTGGGACGCCAAGGGTGACATCGTCGCGGCGTCGGCCGCCGACACCGCGGCGAGGCTCGCCGTCGGCACGAACGGGCAGGTCCTCACCGCCGACAGCGCCCAGACGCTCGGTGTGAAATGGGCGACGCCGTCGGCCGGAGCGGGCGTCTCGGGCGACTCGATCTGGGATACGAAAGGCGACCTGGCGGTCGCAACGGCAGCCGACACGGCGTCCAAGCTCGCCGTCGGCTCGAACGGCCAGGTCCTCACCGCCGACAGCACACAGTCGACCGGCGTGAAGTGGGCGGCGGCCGCCGGTGGCGGCTACATCACCCGGATCACCGACACGACGCTCGGGTCCGACACCGCGAACTTCGACTTCACAAGCATTCCCGGCACGTATGCGCATCTGCTGATCGTGATCAATTGCCGCTGCTCCCTGGCTGCGACCGAAGGAACTGTGGGCATCCAATTCAACGGGGATACCGGCTCGAATTACCACTATCAACAGCACCGCGGAAACAACGCGACGTCGGCGTCGGCGCTCGTCGCGACCCAGACGAACGGCCGGGTCGGCTACATCGCCGGGAACACCGCCGACGCGAACGCGTTCACCGGCCACGAGATCTGGATCAACGACTACGCGAACGCGAGCTACCGCAAGAGCTACCAGGCGAAAGGCGGCGGGGTGATGACGTCGTCGCAGGGATGGGTGACGAACATCGCCGGGATCTGGTCGACCACGTCGGCGATCACCCGTGTGACGCTGATCGAGCAGTCCGCGTCCAATTTCAAGACGGGCAGCCGCGCGACGCTGTACGGGATCAGCGTGTGACGGGCTGGAACATCGGTACCGGCGGGGCTGTGAAGGAGGTCGCGTGAGCGAGTGGTGGGAGGAGCCGTACAAGGGCGGCCCGATGGTGCCTGTCCCCGGGTTCCCCCGTGTCCTCTACCCGCCCGACCATCCGTCCGGGCCGGTCGTCGACGGCCCCGACGTTGTCGCCTACAAGCGCACCGTCTGGCGTGCAGGCCGCTGGCAGGGCCCGGCGTCGAGCTTCGACGACAGCTACTCGAACGGGTTCGCGCACGGCAAGGGGCCGAACGTCGTCGACACCGGCGTCGCCGGAGTCCAGCGGCAGCAGCGGAAGGTCGACGATGGGATCGTGGACGAGACGACGTTCAACACGCTCCGGTCGATCCGCGTCCCGGCAGGGCGTCCGCACGAGGGCGAGATGGCGATGGACGCGAACGCGCAGAACCTGATCGCGCAGGCGTGGCAGCAGTTCCAGCCGAAGGAGCCGCCGAAGCTGTACACCCGGGAGCGCGCCCTCGACGGCGCCGTCAAGTACCTCGGCTATGTCGAGGACCCGGCCGGCTCGAACCACACCACGTTCGGTGCCTGGTACGGCGTCGACTATCAGCCGTGGTGCGCGATCTTCGCCACCTACTGCTACGAGGTCGAGGCCGGCGGCTCCCGCAGCTTCGAGCGCGGCCTCAGCTACGCGTACGTCCCGTACATCGTCGCCGACGCCCGCAACGGCAGCCACGGCCTCACGGTGACGAGCTCACCTGTCGCCGGCGATCTCGTCTGCTACACGTGGGGCTCGAGCGGCGCGAGCACGGAGGAGTTCGACCACGTCGGCCTGTTCGAGGCGTGGACGGGCGGCCGGACGTTCACCGCGATCGAAGGGAACACGTCGGTCGACAACAACTCGAACGGCGGCGAGGTGATGCGTCGCGGCCGCAGCGTCGACGGGCAGGGCACCGTGTTCGTCCGGGTCGCCGAGTGATCGTCGCCTCGGTCCCGATCGACGCGCTCACGGGTGTCGTCTCGGCGATGCTCGTCGCTTTCTTCTGGCTCGCCCGGCAGTTCGCCCGGCTGAGCGAACGCGTCGCGCGGCTCGAGGGCCGGCTGAACGGCCGCGACTAGAGCTGCGCCTTCCCGCGGAAACGACCGGCCAGCCGACCGGTGGCCTCGACGAGAAGGTCGGAGAACAGCAGCACCGCCACGAACGTGATCAAGATCGGCAGCGCCCCGAGCAGCAACAGAATCAGTTCCATCGCGGGTTACCTCCGTGAAGTGGACTCGACGCCGGTCACAGTACCGTGGCCGCGGCTAGCGTGTCCAGGTCGCGCCGGGCGCGCCTTCCTCCTGCGGACTCGACACCCGTGGGTCAACGCCCGGCGCGTCACTCCCCGCCCTGCTGCCGCTCCTGCTCGAGGCGTTTCGCCTCCTGGATCAGCTCCTGCACCCGGGTCGGCTTCAACCCGGCCCACGGCGCGATGTCCCTGACCGACTCGCCGCTCTTCGACGCGGCCCAGATCGCGTCGCGCAGTTCCGCTCGGGCGCGCTCGAGCCGCGCCGCCGCCGCCTGCACTCTGCGGAGGTCCTTCTGGGCCAAGCTGTCCACTCTCTCACCGCGAACAATGCACGAGACGCACC